ATGCTTAAAATAAAATTCGGAATGTATAACATAAATGAAATTGCTATAGCAAACGTAAATAAAACCACAACGTTCAAATTTATAAATAAGTCTTTATCCCATATAAATATAAAGATTAATCCCGGAAACAAAAAACCGCCTATTACCGCAATAGTATATCCAATTTTTGATGTTAAAAATTCAACTAATTTTTCCATTCTTGTCCCTCACTTTCAAATATCATATATTCCTTTATTTTTCAAATCCTGTTAAAAATTTAGTCATCGCTGAGAATATAGTCATTATACCACTTTTTTGTTCTCTTCTCAATTGAACTTTCTATTCCTACCACACCATCCTCAACTGCCCATTCTTCTCTTCCACGATCCGCCCTAATCTCTGTTTTATAATCCGCTGCACAATCCTCCGCTTCCTGTAAAAGCAATTCCTGCTAATCGGGAGAATACCGTGGTGCGCTTCCAGCATGTCGTAGCTTGTCCCGATCACGATGGATTCTGTCAGTTCCGCAGCGATGAAGCTGTCTACCTGGTTGCAGATCTCGAATACTTCCTTTTCATCCACATGCATTCCCCCCTTTCAATTTTTGCGTAAAAAAATACCAACCATCGTATTTGACGGTTGGTGTATATTTATTTATTTTTTATTATTTTTGCCCATTTCTTAAAATATTCTATTATCATGCAAATAACCTTTACAATATTGTCTCCACATTCAAGACCACAAAAGATTGAAGTGAAAGCCGTTACAACACCTATCTCCGTTATCCCCTTTTTACATACATATTTCCACATATAAAATTCAAGCATCCCATAAAAAAATGCCTTCATTAACGCAAACGTAAACTCCGATATTTTGCAATTAAGTGCATATGTAATAATGCAGGTTACTATCAGAGGAACAGCTACAACCCATCCAATTTTCATAAAATCTATTCCAATCATTATCTCGTCCATCGAAAACTTCCTCCTTTGTATTACTACCAAGAATCATACTACACTAGCCATCACTATTCAATTATCAATGTACTACAAATTCATTCTTTTGCCGCCGCATTACTGTTGGCGGTAACTATAGCTGATTGATCTCATGCAAACCGGAGCTGTCCGGTCTGCTCTGCCTTAATCATCATGTTTGGTGTACGCTCTGCCACACACAACTCTGATAGGTTTGCTTTTACCAATGCTGCAGGGATGGGCGGACATACTGCATTGCCACATCTCTTTACCTGTTCACTTCTTGGATATGTCTTGCCGGTGTAATCGTGATCGATTATGTAATCATCTGGGAATCCCTGGCATCCATACAGTTCCTTTGGCTCCAGCATACGAAGCCCGATATCCACAATCTGATAATCTACACCCTCAATTGTAACTAAACCAAATCTGTCCTTGGTCGTAACAGTATCAAGCGGTTGCTCAATATCCTGTCCGGTAGCATCCCCATAATATTTGATTAGAAACGCTCTAACCTCGCCAAAGTGACCAGCAGATGTTGTGATCGTGTGTAACGGCTCTCTCTCGTCTTGTCCTATTCCCGATTTATAGAACTTGCTCAAAAATGATGTAACCAATCCGTATCGGTTCGAACCATCCACGGTCATAATCGGATCTTTAATTGTCTGTCCTCTGACTTCTCCCTGCGCTGTCTCGGAATGATATTGAATCAGAGTTGGACTGATAAGGCAATGCTCATTCTTGCTCACAATCGTTGTGAGAGGCTCCCGTACATCCTTACTCCGATCCTTTGTGAACCCGGTCTGCCCGATCTGTACCATGTATGGCTCCACAATCCCATAACCATGCTTTCCGGTGATTGTAGGCATCGGCTCTCGGATGTCGTTCGGTCTGCGTTCGCCGCCGTGGTTGCACTGGATAATAAATGGCTCCGGATTATCCAAAACGAATTTTTTCAGTCCTCTTGCGATCCGATCCATCGTTTTGGGTGCAAGTGGTCGCACCGCACGGATTCCATATTTCTTTTTGATTTCCTCTGCCGTATCAAATATGCTCGGGCAAGGAAGAGAAAAATCCAATTGCGTATATGCTCCAACATAAGGTTTTTTCAATCCAGCTTTTACCTCTTCACTGTCTGCCGGTCCATGTGTTGGCTCTGGCCATACAATCGGCTTGCCGTCACACCGGGCGATCATAAAAAATCGTTTGCGCATGGTCGGCGCACCATAATCGGCGGCGATCAGCTCGCGGAACTCCACTTTATAGCCAAGATCCCGAAGTTGCTGCACAAACCGCTCAAATGTCTTCCCTTGTTTACGCTTAATAGGATGATGCCGTCTGTTTAATGGTCCCCATGTTTTGAACTCTTCCACGTTCTCCAACATAATAACCCTCGGTCTGACAAGTCCTGCCCAGCGTAATGCTACCCAAGCAAGACCACGGATATTCTTATCCTTTGGTTTTCCGCCTTTCGCCTTGCTAAAGTGCTT